GATCAAGGGTGGCGAGGCTTCCAACGACGGCGATGAAGCCTTCACCCGGCACATCGGCGCATCCCAGAAGCGGGACATCCGCATGGTCGACGACGAGGGCAAACCTCTGTGGGTCATGGAGAAGGAACGCCACGACTCGCCCAAGAAGATCGACCTGGCCATGGCCGGCGGCCTGTCCTGGCAAGCACGCCTCCATGTCATCGCGGCCGGCCTCGCGGTTCCTGCGCGGACGGCTTACGCATATAGCGCCTGACAGGGGGTCGGTATGGCGTTGAACGCCGACCAGGCGCTCACGGCGGTCAATCGCCTCTACAACAAACTGTCCAACCGGCGCGAGCGGGTCCGTCTCACCGACGACTACTACCGCGGCCGGCAACCACTGCGGTTCGCGTCCGACAAATGGCGCGAGTATCACGCCAATCGGTACGAGAAGTTCGCGGACAACTGGTGCGCCCCGGTCGCCAACAGTCCGGCCGAGCGTCTGCGTGTCGACGGATTCCGGCTCTCGGATGACCCGTCGACGACGGACACCGAAAAGGCGCTGTGGCGTGACTGGCAGACGAACGACATGGAAGCGCAGTCCTCTCAGGGCTTCCTCGCCTCGATCATCTCGGCGCGGTCGTTTGTTCTCGTCTGGGGAGACAGCGACGGCAACCCGATCGTCACGTGGGAACGCCCGGATCAGGTCATCGTCGAGTACGACGTCGAACGGCCGGGGCAGCGCCGACTGGCGCTCAAGACATGGGTCGATGACAAGACGGAATACGCGACCCTGTACACCCCGACCGATGTGTGGAAGTGGGAACGTCAGCACGTCCCGGCGTCGCGGGCTGTCGGACCGCTGCCACTGCGGGCCACCAGCTTCTTCTACGTCGAGCAGACCGGTCTGATTATTCCGACTCCCGGCGACACGGGATGGAAGGCTCGCCAGGCCAACGACGACGACGAATGGCCGATTAAGAATCCGCTCGGCGTGGTCCCGGTCATCGAATACCAGAACCGGCCGATGCTCGGTGGCGAGCCGCTGTCCGACATCGAAGGCACCATGGCGATGCAGGACGCGATCAACCTGCTATGGGCGTACCTGTTCACCGCGGCTGACTTCGCCTCGATGCCGGCCCGGGTGGTCATGGGCCAGGAGCCGCCGAAGATTCCGATCCTGGGCCCGGACGGGCAGAAGGTCGGCGAGAAGACCGTCGACCTGAAGAAACTCGCCGAAGACCGCATTCTGTGGCTCACCGGCGGTGACACGAAAATCGGCCAGTGGGACGCGGCGAGGCTGGACGTTTTCACCGGCGTGACCGAGGTCGGCGTCAGTCATATCGCTGCGCAGACTCGAACCCCACCGCATTACCTGATCCTCGGTAAGGGTCTGGTCAACATCAACGCCGATGGCATGCGGGCCGCCGAGACCGGCCTGGTTATGAAGGTCGGCGAGGAGCAGCTGTATTTCGGCCCGTCGGTTCGCGAGACGTACCGGCTGATGGCCATGGTCCGTGACCAGGCGGCGGTGGCCGATCAATGCCGCTTCGGCGTCGTGCAGTGGAAGGACGCCGAAAACCGGTCCGAAGCGCAAACCGTCGATGCCCTGTCGAAGCTGCAGGCGATGGGCTTCCCCTTCGAGTGGCTCGCGGAGCGGTACGGCCTTTCCCAGACCGAACTGACCCGCGTACTCGCGATGAAGCAGCGGGAGGCTGAGTCCGATCCGATCGCCGCGCTGGCTCGAATCGGCGCTAGCGGCAATGCGCAGCAACCGGCCGAGCAACCAACTGAGCAGCCGCCGCCACTGGCGGCGTGATGGCCAGCGTTGTAGAGCAGGCGGCGGCTCACTACCGCCGACGCAAAGCTCTCGTTCTGGCGGCTGATCGGGCGGCACTGCGGCTCTGGGAAGGGCTCGACCCGCACTCGCTGCGATCCACCTGGGCGGTTGCTAGTCGGGCACTCCTTGCCGTCATCACCCAGGCGCAACAACTGGCCGCGTCCGCGGCGAGTCCCTACGTCTCCGGCGTACTGACGGAGCAGGGCGCCGACCCCGCACCGGCAGTCAATGCTGCGGCACTCGCAGGGGTTGCCTCCGATGGGCGAGACCTGGCCACGCTCCTGGATCAGCCGCTGATCACCACGCTGACCGCAATCGGCCGCGGAGTGTCGCTCTCCACGGCTCTGATGGCTGGCCAAACGTCGGTCCGGATGATCGCCGGGACCCAGGTCGCCGATGCAGGACGCGTCGCTGATGGTGTCGCGATCACCGGATCTCGGCACGGCGGATACGTGCGGATGCTCAGTCCGCCGTCGTGTTCCCGGTGTGCGGTTCTGGCTGGTCGCTGGTACGCGTGGAACGCCGGGTTCGATCGGCATCCTCGGTGCGACTGCGTCTCGATTCCCGCAGCCGAGAACATCGCCGGAGACCTGGTCACCAGCCCGAAGGCGTACTTCGCCAGCCTGAGTCCGGCCGATCAGAACCGGATCTTCACCAACGCCGGCGCCCAGGCGATCCGCGACGGCGCCGACATCGGATCCGTCGTCAACGCCCGCCGCGGTATGACCACCGCCGCGTTCGGCGACCGCCAGGGCGCCATCACCACCGAGGGCACCACCGCCCGTGGCGTGTTCGGCGGCTACGTCCGCCAGCCCGACGGAACCCTGCGTCGGCGCAGCGACGACGAACTCGAAAAACGCGGCGGCCGCTACCGCGTCGCCAAGGACATCCGGCTCATGCCGGAACAGATCTACCGCGACGCCGCTGGCGACCGCGACAAGGCGATCGAACTTCTCAAGAAGTTCGGCTACCTCCTCTGACCACCGACCGCGCAAAGCGGTTGGGCCGACCCCGCAACGGAGTCAATCAAAAATGACGATCAACAATGCCGACGTCCTAGACGACGACGCAACGGACGACATCGACGGTGCCGACGATGGTGCCGCAGGTGACGACGCTGTAGACGCGGACGCCTCCGACGACGGCACGGACGATGCCGATGAGACCGACGATGCCGGAGCCGAACAGCTCCGCGACGCCGGTAAGCAGGCACTCGACCGCATGAAACAACGGCTGAAGCTGGCGACGCAACGTGCGACGGCGGCGGAAGCCAAATTGGCGGCGGCGGTCAAGCCGAAGCCAACCGCACCGGCGAAGCGTCTGCCGGCCGCAGCCAAACCGAACTCTGCGACAAGCGCCGAGGTTGCCGATCTGCCTGATGCCGAGGAGATCCGCGCCCAGGTAACGGCCGAGGTCAACGCATCCGTGCTCAAGGGCCGAGTGCTGGATCGGGTCGAGGCAAGAGCCGCCCGCCTGTTCGCCGACCCAGAGGACGCCGTGGCGCTGCTGCGGTCCAAGGTCGACGACCTCATCGACGGCGATCAGGTGGATAACGACGCAATCACCCTGGCGCTGGAAGAACTGCTCAAGAAAAAGCCGCACCTGGCCGCGCAAAGCGGCAAGCGGTTCACCGGTGGTGCCGATGGCGGAGCCCGCAACGGGAAGACCGAGCCGAATCAACTCACCGAAAAAGACCTCGCTCGTATGACGCCTCAGCAAATCGTCAAAGCCCGCGCCGACGGCCGGCTGGCGAACTTGCTCGGAGGCACTTCCTGATCTGAAGGGTAAAAATGTCCATCCTCAGGTTCCGGCCCGAGATCTGGTCTGCGGAGCTGCTCGTTGCGCTCCAGAAGTCCCTGGTCTACGCGGGTCCGACCATCGTCAACCGCGACTACGAGGGCGAGATCGCCGAAGCCGGCGACACGGTCCGGATCACCTCGATCTCGGATCCGACGATCGCCACCTACTCCGGTAACACCACCACGGTGACGCCGGAAGAGCTCAGCGACGCGCAGCGCACCCTGGTCGTCGACCAGGCGAAGTACTTCTCCTTCTTCGTCGATGACGTCGATGCCCGGCAGGCCGCGGGCAACGTCATGATGACCGCGATGCAGCGGGCGGCGTACAAGCTCGCCGACGTGATCGACCAGTATGTGGCAGGCCTCTACACGGGTGTTGCCGCGTCGAACGCGATCAACACCTCGGGTACGCCGGTCACGATCAAGGCGACCGCGACGAATGCGTACGACAGCGTTCTGGTGCCGCTGCGGACCGCGCTGTCGAAGTCGAACGTCCCGATGGACGGCCGGTTCGTGGTCGTGTCGCCGGACTTCACCGGCGCGCTGCTGCGTGACGCCCGCTTCATCCGGGCGAACGAGTCCGGCACGACCGAGGGTCTGCGCAACGGCATCGTCGGCCGTGCTGCGGGCTTCGACATCCTCGAGTCCAACAACACCCCGATCCCGACCGGCGTCATCCAGACGATCATCGCCGGCACTGACGCGGCGATCTCCTTCGCCGAGCAAATCAACAAGACCGAGGCGTACCGGCCCGAGGCGAAGTTCGCCGACGCGGTCAAGGGTCTCGCGCTGTATGGCGCGAAGCTCGTGCGTCCCGACAACCTCGCGGTCGCGTTCGTCGACCCGGCGAACTGATCGGAGGCGTAAACCATGGCACGCACAGCAGTGGCATACAGCTCTCTTCTGCCCAACGCGAACCTCCTGGACCCGGCCGGCACTGCGGTCACGTCCGGCGCGGGCAACGGCGCGCAGATCCCGGACGTGTCGCCGAACCGGCGCCAGTCGGTCCCGGAACTGACCCTGATCCGGTGCGCGAACGCGTCCGGCGGTTCCGGTACGGCGACCCTTCTCGCCGGCACTAACCCGCCGTACCCGGGCGCGTCTCTCGGCAACCTCGTCGTCACGGTCGCCAACACGACCTCGCAGTGGATCGGCCCGGTCGAATCCGGTCGGTTCCTGCAGGCCGACGGCTCGATGATCGTCGAGACCAGCGTCGCGATGACCGTGACGGCCTTCAAGGTCCCGCGGAACACGTGATGGCGGACGTCGAGACGATCCATCTGCGTGGCGAAGGCGGCATGATCATCGCGCATGATCTGCCGCTCCACGAATCGGCGGCCCAGCAGCTCATCCGCGGTGAACTCGTCCGGGTCAACCCTGACGGGTCGGCGTACGAGGCCCATGGCGCCATGGATCTCGTCAAAGGCGAAATCCGGGTGCCGGGCGCGAACGCACCAAAGAACGAGTGGGTCGGATACGCCGTCAGCAAGGGCATGACCGTCAGTGACGCCGACGCCCTGACCAAGACCGATCTGATCGAACGATTCGGCGTCAAGAAGTGAGCGGGGGCGAGATCCCTTGGCCGACATGCTGACGACGCCGGAGGATCTCGCCGCCTTCCTTCAGCGCGACGACCTGGACCGATACACGGCAACGATGCTGATCGAACTCGCGACATCGCTTGTTCAGCGCGCGGCCGGCGGTCAACGGATCCTCGACATCACCGACACCGCCGTGATCGATGTCGTTGATTTGTCGCAGGAACTCGCGTTGCCGCAGTACCCGATTCGGTCTGTCGCGACGGTGATCCTCGACGGAACAACCTTGACGGACTGGCGACTGGTCAATCAGGAACTCTGGCGCTACAACGGTTGGCTCATCCGGGCCGACCAGCCGTCACAGGCCCTTGTCACGTACACCCACGGACATCCGGCCGGGTCCCAGTACCTGCAGGACGCGCGCAGGTACGTCCTCTCGCTGTGCGCGATCGGCTATGGGAACCCCAGTCAGGCCACCTCTGAGGCCATCGACGACTACAAGGTCACCTACGGCGAAGCGGCGGCGCGCATGGAAGCCACGGACTTCATGCTCGCCGGCATTCGCGACGCCTACGGCGCTTCGGCCTACATCACAGCCTCGAGATAACGGCCTCGAACGCATTCCGCTACGGCCGTCCGCATCGGCTGACACACCTACTTTGCCCTGGAGGCAACGCATGGCCCGCTATTCGGCATCCATCCTTTCGCAGGCCGCACAGCTGGCCGGCGTCAACTCCACCACCACCGTCAACGGTTACATCGGCTACTGGGGCGGCTCGGCCACCGCTGGCTACCGTCTCCGTCGCCTCGGACTCGGTGTCATCGCCGGCGCGGGTGTCCCGACCTCGCAGCAGATCGACGTCGGCATCTTCCGTCAGACGGTCGCCCCGTCCGGTACGGGTCTCACATCGACGGTGGCAGGTCAGCCGCTGGAGACCTGGACGCCGCAGACCGACCCGACCGCGGGCGTCTTCGCCACCACGGCGACGACCATCGGCACGACCGGTCCGACGCTGGCCACGAACCCACTCAAGGTGATCACGTTCAACACCCAGAACTCGATCGATGAGCCATACGAGTTCATCGAGGAGTACGTGTGCGCGATCGGCACGGCCAACGCGTTCGCGTTCGTGAACATGACCAACGCGTTGCCGGCCTCGCACAAGATCCGGCTGAACATCGAGATCGAGGTCTGAGTTCCGAGCCCGGTTCGATCTCGCCGCGCTCCCGTGGCCCAGACTGCGCGGGAGCGTGAGGCGTGAACTGGTCTCTGCTCGATCATGCCAGCGCCGCCCTCAACGCGGCCGGCTCCGGAAGCCCTTTCACCTTCCCGGCGGGTGCAGCCAGTGCGGGCGATGTGCTCAATATCGGCGTCTCATCGGACACGTTCGTTGCCGCCCCGGTCGACAACCTGGGCGCGACTTGGTTCGACCGCCGCGACAACATCGGCAACCAGGGCTGTTACGTCTACGAGAAAATCGCTGTCGGTGGCGAAACGTCGGTCACCATCACCACATCCGGCAACGCGCCGACCGGCATCCAGTTCTTCCGGCTGTCCGGGGCGCTCAGCACCACGCCGGCGGACACGGCGACGACGGCTGCCAGCGAGGCAGGCGCGTTCACGGCGTCCCCGTCGGCGGCAACCGGAACACTTGGCGGCGTCAACAACATCTCCATCGCCTACGTCTGCCAGGGCGGCCTGACGGCGGGAGTTCCAACAGGGATTACCTGGTCGGCCGGCTATACGACCAGCACGTTCGCGCAGACGACCGGCGGCACGACGGGCTCCGATCAGCAGATTCTGGCCTCTTTCAGGAGCCCAGTCGGCACCGGATCAGAGAACCCGACGGCGACCTGGACGAACGCTGTTCAGAACGTCGTAACCATCGTTGTCACCTACGTCGGTGCTGCGACCGTCGCTGCTGTTCCGCCAGTTCAGGTTCCTCGCCGCCGCCGTGTCGTAGCGCCGCGACTGGTGCGTGCACGTTCGGCCCAGATCATCCCGGCTCAGGCCGTGGCACCGAATCCCGCGATATCGCCGACTGCGGTCCTGCGGGCGCGGCGACTGCGGGGATTCCTTCCACGGCGAAGCAAGTCAGCCGTGCCTATCGCAACCGCTCCGGTCGTCGCGGCCAAGTCCTCGGCTCGTCGCATGCGGAATATCCCAGCCCGTCGCGGCGAGGTAACTGCGGTCTTCCAGCAGGTGGCTGTACCTGTCAATCCGGCCTACCCGCCGAGCACCCAAACTCGTCGCTTCCGGGGACTCCTGCAACGGCGAAGTCGGGCAACGCAGGTCGTCCAAGCCCAGACCGTCCCCGTCGCGCCCGCGTTCATACCTCAGCCCGCCCGGGCGCGGTCGAGGTTCCTCACTCGCAGGCGCTCCACGACGACGATTCCGATTGCACAGCAGACGCCGCCGGCAGTTCAACGCCGACGTGCCCGGCCGTGGGTTCCGCAGTTGCGCGCCAGAAAAGCGACCGCGCAACTCGTTGCCGGCGTTGAGGTCGTCCCGTTCTTCGCTCGGATCAAACTCCGGCTGGCCAGGCTCGTGCGCGGCAAAGTACGCCAGGTCCCGCCGCCGCAGGCCCTACCCGTGGCGCCGGCCTATCCGACTCAGAGCCCACGCGAACGTGCGCACCTGTATTCGATCCACCCACGTTCGCGCACTTCTTCGGGCTGGTTGGTCGGCATGGCACC